CATTTTATGATGGAGATCACGATTACTTTACACAAATAGATGAAGCTAGAGCTACTAACCGTCATATGGTTGTACTTAAAGCACGTCGTAAGGGTTACTCATATAAAGCTGGGTCTATGCTAGCTCGTAACTATTTCTTCGTAAAAAACTCTAAGAATTTTGTATTTGCAGGACAAAAAGAATATCTAATTGGTGATGGACTCTTATCTAAAGCTTGGGAGTTTTTATCTTTTATAGATGACAACACTGCGTGGGCTCAACCTCGTCTAAGAGATAGAGAGATGAGTAAAATGTCAGGATATAAGAAAAAAATTAATGGTATTGAGATAGAGTTAGGTATGAAATCCCAAATTATGGGTGTATCTCTAAAAGACAACCCCGACAAGGTGAGGGGAAAGGCCGGTGAACTTGTATTCTTTGAGGAAGCCGGTTCCTTTCCCGGATTACTAAAAGCTTGGGAGGTAACAATGCCTACAATGCGTCAAGGTGCTAAAACATTAGGGCTTATGATTGCATTTGGTACAGGTGGTACAGAAGGTGCAGACTTTGAAGCTATGGAAGAAATATTTTATAACCCTGCAGCATATGACTGTATGGATTATACTAATGTTTGGGATGAAGGATCTATGGGTACTAAATGTGGGTATTTCGTTCCTATATATAAAAACTTAGATGGGTTTATTGATAAAAATGGAAACTCATTAAGAGAAAAAGCAGTTTCTCATGAAGAAAGTATGAGAGATAAAAAGAAAGGAGCTGCCGATGCTAAGTCTTTAGATCAATATATAGCAGAACACCCTTTTTCTCCTCAAGAAGCTACATTACAAGTAACTGCAAATCTATTTGATGTAGCAACTTTACAAGAGCAATATAACTATGTGAAATCTAGGGGATTACATTCTTTAGGTACACTAGGTAAATTGTATCACGACGCTAAAGGTAAAGTAAAGTTTAAGATGGATGGAGATTTAAAACAAATCTTACGGTATCCTCACAGGCGAGAAGATGATAACACTGGGGGAGTAGTTATATATGAATCTCCGTATAAAAATACTAAACAGCAGGTTCCTATGAACATGTATGTTATTTGTCATGACCCGTACGGCCAAAATCAATCTGCTGATAGCACATCTTTAGGTGCAGCGTATGTAATTAAACGTCCAAACAATATTTCTAGTCCGGACGATATGATTGTAGCTAGCTATGTAGGCCGTCCTAACACATCTGATGATTACAATAGAACATTATTTATGTTAGCTGATTATTATGGGTGTAAGATAGGATTTGAAAATGATCGAGGAGAAGTTATTGCTTTTGCTAAACGATATAGAAAGCTGCATAAACTTCAAGAAGAGTTTGAGATGCTAGACAAAAAAGAGTTAAGAAGTAAGACTGTTAAACGTCAGTATGGTATGCATATGACGGAACAAAGAAAAAGACAAGGAGAAATATATATTAGAGACTGGTTAATGACCCCAAGGGGATCTGATGAAGATGGGAATAAAACATTAAATTTACACAAAATTTATGATTTAGCATTTTTACAAGAATTAATTAAGTTTAATCATCACGGTAACTTTGATAGAGTTATGGCGTTTATGATAGGTATGTACCACACTAGAGAGCTTTATAATGCAGAAGTAAAAGATATTTTAGAGGATAGATCCGCAGATGCGTGGTTTGACGCTAACTACTATTAATGGCATATTTATAAATATAAAAGAAATTTTTATAACTATTTTATAATAGGCTTAAAATTTCTTAAATTTGTTCGATTATGAGCTACGATAATTTACCAAGACAAAAACTTCCTATTAAACAAAAAAATAAGAAGTGGAGAGAAGAGTGCGTAGATGGATATATAAATTTATCTGCTAATACCTCTTCATTCTCAAAAAGACGAGACGATTTACGACGTTTTTATGATATGTACAATGGTTACATAGAAGACAGCGATTATAGTCAGCTATTAAAGCCGTACGGAAAAACTAGAAAAAATTTCCCATCTACTTTACGTAACTTCCCTATTATTAAGCCTATTATAGATTTATTATTAGGAGAGAAAGCTAAACGTCCTTTAAATTTTAGTGTTAGCGTGCTAAATGGAAACGCAGTAACTAGAAAAGAAGAAGCTAAGAACGAGGCTATATATAGAAATTTACAACAACATTTTTCTAATAAAGCTGCAGAAGCTGGTATTGATACAGGCATGGATCCAGCAGAAGTAGAGTTACCTCAGCAGTTAGAAGAGCTATTTAATAATACTTACGTAGATAATAGAGCTATTATGGGGCAAAATGCCTTAAGCTATATAATGGCTAGAGAAGAAGTTAAAGATAAATTAGATAAAGCTTGGTTTCATTATTTAGTATCTGGTGAAGTATACACACACAGAGGTGTAAGAGGAGGAGATCCTTTTTATGAAGTTTTAAACCCTGTAGATGTAGATTATGATTTAGATCCAGATTTAGAATTTGTTGAAGATGGTGATTGGGCTTTAGTGCGCAAGTTTGTTCACGCATCAACTATAATTGACCATTATCATGAGTTTTTATCTGAAGAAGAAATAGTTAGTCTAGAAGAGCCACACGGAATGGGTAACTCTCATATACCTTGGTTATCTGTAGGTGCTACAGGTCCTAATGCTAATCAATTTAATAATAGATTAATTGAAGTTATAAATATCTACTGGAAATCTAGAAAACGAATAGGGTTTGTAACTTATATGGATCAGGAAACAGGAGAAACAGAAGAAATAGAAGTAGAAGATGGATTTAGAATGCCTAAAGAGCTTAAAGAGCAAGGTGGTAAATTAGAATGGTTGTGGGTAAATGAAGTTTGGAAAGGTACTAAAATTGATGGTAGAATTTTTGTAGATATTAATCCTGTACCTAATCAAAGACAATCTTTAGAAAATCCTTCTATTTGTAAGTTACCGATTAATGGTAGAAGATATTCTGATATTAATTCTGACAATATATCTCTTGTATCATTAGGTATACCTTATCAATTAACATATAATGTGTATAAATATCGGCTCGAGCTCGCTATCGCTCGCTCAAAAGATATTATTGCACAATTTGATATTAACATGATTCCAAAAAAATGGGACATGGATAAATTTATGTATTATGTGGAAGGTACTGGTATCGCATGGGTTGATTACAATAAAGAAGGTGTTCAGCTTTCTCCTCAGCATCAATCAGTTCTTGATATGTCTATTAAGACTATTGAGCAATACATAGCTCTGCTAGATACGATAATGCAGGAGTGGGAGAAACTTTCAGGAGTAAACAGACAGCGTCAAGGAGAGGTTGGAGCTTATGAAGGTAAGTCTACATCTCAACAAGCTATTATACAGTCATCACATATTACTGAAGATTTATTCCGTAAGTTTGGTAGAATGGAGCAAAGAGATTTACAAGCTTTATTAGATTATTCTAAAGAAGCTTGGTTAACTGGTAAAAAAGCTTCATTTATTATGCCTGACGGAGCTACAGAATTTCTTGATCTAGAGACTATGGAGCATATGGAAGCTGAATACGGTATATGGGTAACTGATTCTGGGGAAGAAACTGAGAAGTTAGAAATAGCTAAACAAATGAGTCAAGCTATGATTCAAAATGGATTACCAGCATCAGCAGTACTTGAAATGCTAGATAGTAAAAACTTTGCGCAAATTAAGTCTAAATTAAAAGCAGCTGAGGCTCAACAAGAAGAATTAGCTCAACAGCAGCAAAAAGCAGAGCAAGAACAAGCTCAGATGCAAATGCAGATGGAAGAAGCTAAACTAGAAAATGAAAACATGAATAAAGAAAAAGATCGTGAAACTCAAATTGCGGTTGCTGAAATTCATGCAGGATTAACATCTGGTAAAAACGAAAATGATGCTATTGCTAAAGATAGAGAGCTAGATATAAAAGAACAAGAACTTGGTATTAAAGAGCAAGATATTTCTGAAAAAGGACGGGCAAATAAAGCAAAAGAAAATAACGACAAGGTTAAAATATCAGAAGATTCTAAGAACGAAGATAAAAAGCTTAAGGCCGCTAAGAAAAAAGAAGCTACTAAAGGATGATGGATACAGCGAGTAAACTAGACTTAATAAGACAGTCCATGGCAGGCGAGCTAGGCAAACCTGTGTATGAAGCTATACAAGAAGGAGGCGCGCAAACGCAATCTCCTGAAGGTAATATGCCTTCCCCTGAAATGCCAGAAACTCCAGTAGCCCCTCCGGCATCTCCATCTTTTTCCACTCAAATTTATGACAAAAAAGGAGAATTAGTTACTCCATCTACTTCTGGTGTAGGATTAAATCAAACTATGGGATCTAAATCTGGTAGTATGATTCAGCCTGGTCAATATGAAGACGGAGGTATTAAAGATTGGTTATTATCTAAAGCTAGAGAAATTAAAACTAGCTTACATTCTGATGCATCCCCAAATGCAAAAAAAGCTATTCGTGAAGAAAAAGAATCATTTGATAATCCTCGAGAAGGCGATCCGCAATGGTATGGAACTACTGGGGGGTCTATGGATGCCTTTAGGCATTCTTATGCTACAGCTTTAAATGTAAAAGAGCACGGATTAAAAGGTATTATTGCTCCTATGGGCCACGAATTTGAAGCTCTTATCAACCCAGAAAAAAGAGCTGCCTATGCAAAAGATATAAAAGATGGTAAACCTGTTACATCTATATTAAAAGAATCATATCAAGATATATATAATAATTTAGTAGGTGCTTACATTGGATACACATCAGATAGTGATGAAGAAGCTAGAAAAAGAATTGTAGAAAAAATAAAAGATAAAGATTTACTTTTTAATGATGAAGAATATATTAAAAAAAATATACACCCTTTTAAAGATAAAAAAAATCACGGAGGCTTAAGAAAAAAATTTAAAAGTGGTGGCAGGCCAACTGGTAAAAAAAGTATTACAGAGCTACAGAAGCATTTAACTTCAGAAGGTTATGATGTAGGTAAAGCTGGATCTGATGGTATATGGGGTAAAGACACACAAGCTGCATATGATAAATATACTGCCAGAGCTAATAACAAAGGAATTACTGGGTATATGGCAGGCCCTGTTAAAGTGTCTCAATCTACGCAATCTTATTTTCAATACTTAGCTAACGCTGCTCTACAACACTATGGGTTTGTAGGAGATAAAGAGTCTTTTTTTGATGTAGATGAAGATGATCTTAGAAGAGATGAACTAACGACGTACAAATCAATGCTTAGAACTAACCTTGATAATAAGAAAAAAGGTAAAATAGATTACAGAGACTATAGTGATGATCCTAACATAACTAAGGCTCCGTCGTCTAGTGCGGCGTTAGAAAAACTTAAAGGAAAAGGTATTACAAACATTTTAGTAAAAGATGCTTTACCGTTTCAAGGGCAAGGGGCAACAAAAGAAGCTTTACATGCTTTAACTGGAAATGCCTCTTACACATATGACAGCGAAACAGGCACTGTACATGTTCAAGATAATTATGATTTTAATAAAAGTCAAAGGGAAGTAAAGAAAACTGGAGCATCGCTTTCAGACATATATAACCAAATAACTAAAGGTAAATACGATAATCTATGGTCAAATGCGCATTCTGCAGGGGATCATATAAAATCTAGGATGCCTGTAGATATAAATTTAGGTAGTGCTACGGATTTAGGGCTTACTCCTGAAGAAATGAGATCGTTGCGTAAGTATAATCCTACAGCTTCTGGAGTTACAAAAGTTAATATGTTGGATATGGCTAAAAATAAAATTATGTCATATTTTGATTAAAGTGCTATATAATAATAACACCTAAGAAAACTACCTAATGTGTAAAAGTATTAAGTATATTATTTATTTTTGTTAACATAAAAACCAACCAATATGAATGAAGAACACGATGAAATTGCGTTAGACGACATCACTATAGACGATGTTGTTGCTGCGGAACCTGAAGATCCAATAACAGACGGTATTGATCTGCCAGATGCAGAACCTGTTAAAGAAGAGGTGGAAGATGTTCAAGATGATCCTGAAGATGAGCCTGAAGAAGGCGAAGAGGAAATAGAAGAACAACCTGAAGAAGATCAGGAAGAAGAAGAAGAGCTAGAAGAATCAGAGGATGATGGTGCTGAACCAACTGTAGTTTCTGAAATTTTAGAAAAATTAGGGTATGAACCATCAGATCAATATGATGATACTCCTGAAGGACTTCTTCAAATGACTAAGGATGTATCATCTCAGCTAGCTGATGATAGAATGGATGAAGTTTTAAATAACTTCCCGTTAGTAAAACAACATTTAGAATATGTTTTACAAGGAGGCCAGTCTAATCAATTTATGGCTGCGCATGACCCAAGAGCGGATTATGCAGAGTTTCAGTTAAATGAAAATGATACAGCTTCGCAAAAAGTAATTTTAAGTAATTATTTAGAGCTAAAAGGTCATGATAAAGAGTTTACAAATGAGTTACTAGAAGATTATGAAGATTCTGGTAAATTATTTAAAAAGGCTGCTGCGGCCAAAGATGCTTTAAGTAAGTATCAAACGCAGCAACGTGAGGCTATGTATGAGCAGCAACGTGAAGAGACAGTAAGACAGGAAGAGCAACAACAGGAATTTTGGTCTGGAGTTGCAGATACTATTAAAGGGTCTCAAGAATTTGCTGGAATTACAATACCGGAAAGAGAAAAATCAAAGTTTTTTAACTACATTTCTCAACCTGTAAACAACGAAGGTCACACACAAAGAGATCTAGATCACACTGATGCAGATATGGATGTGAAGCTAGCAATTGATTACTTAATGTACAAAGGTTTTAATCTTAATGATATGATCAATAAGAAAGCAAGTACAAAAAGTGTCAGAACATTGAGAGATAAAATTTCTGGTAGAGAAGAAAGCGTTAAAAGCGCGAGAAGAGCTCAGAGAAGAACCACGAAATTTGATGTTGATGATTTAGATCTTACTATTTAATAACGGCAATATTTAAACTTTGCATATATAAAATTCATTAATAATGGCGAAAACAGGAACAAACATCAGCGTGCAGAAGGCGTTTTATAACGATTCTCAAATGACTGACATGAACAGTCTTGCTAATGCTCTGTTGTCTAAGCCTACTGAATTGTCACCAATCATTACCCATTTAGCGGGTAAAGAAGATAAACGTTTTCCACTTTCTTTCTTAACTGAAGGTGTTGGTAACGTAAAATCCATTGATCGATTGGAATACGAATACCGTGTTAAGACTCATTCTTTAAAGACTAGACCACTAGCAGCAGCAGCAGCAGGTAGTAACCACGGATTAGGTGGTGGAACTTTTAAATTAGTATTCCCAGATAAATGGTTTGTATTTCCTTACGTTTTAGTAAACGGAGCAGGAGAACAAGTACGAATTATGGCGGAACCTAAGCAAGTTGCAAATGGCTATGAGTATTTAGTACGATTAGTTAACCCAGACGTAACAGCTAAATTAACAGCTGGAAATACAGTGGGATCTCTTTGGGCGCAAATGTATGCACCAGTAGGAGTTGACTTCTCGCGTGGGAACGCAGCTAACTGGGAGACTCCAGGTAGAGTTCGTAACAAGATTGGTACAATTCGTAAATCATACCACATGTCTGGTAACGCTAAAGATTTTGTAGCAGAATTCTCTCTTCCTAAGAAAGGTGGCGGATCTACAAAACTTTGGATGGACTACGAAGAGTATACTCACATGCTTAACTTTAAAGAAGAGTGTGAAATGTACTACTGGTACGGACAAAAAACTTATGACGCAAAAGGTTCAACTCAAATGAAAGATGAGAATGGACAACCCGTTGTAATTGGACCAGGTCTATTAGAGCAAATCGTAAATCGCGATACTTACTCTACTTTGACTGAGTCTAAAATTAAAAATATCATTGGTGACTTATTCTACGGAATGTCAGACGCCAATGCTAAGCAAGTTACTTTGTACACAGGTACTGGTGGGGCTCGTGAATTTGACGAAGCTCTTAAAGGACACTTTGGTGACAATGCTAACTCGTGGAAAGTAGGTGGTGAAAATCGTTTCATCACAGGTTCCGGTCGTTCTTTAGGTATGTCTGGTTACTTTACTTCTTATGAGCACATTGATGGTCATACAGTAAATGTAGTTAAATTACCTTTATTCGATCACGGTCCTATCGCACAAGCTCGTGCAAAGCACCCTGTTACAGGTTATTCTCTTGAATCTTACCGTATGGTATTTGTTGATCAATCTAATTACGATGGTCAATCAAATCTACAAATGATCTCTAAGAAAGGTCGTGAGATGATGAGATGGTGTGTAGCTGGTTCTGTTGTACCTCGTGGATTTGACTCTGGTTCTGCTAGAGCTTCTGACGTGGATGGTGCATCGGTACATATGTTGAAAACAGCAGGTATTATCTTGAAGAGATTTGATACTTCGCTTGACATCACATGTGTAGCATCTTAATAAGGCGTTAATCGCGTGTCTATATATTGGTTTTTGGTTGAGTTGTGGGGGAGTGATCCCCCACTTCTTTAACTTTTAAATAGAGGGACGTATTCTTTGTACCTCATCCTAACAAGTAAAGAACATAAAATTATGAGTAAAAAAATTGTTATTCGACGTAAGGAGATTCATAATCACTTACCGAAAGAGATAAGAGCGGAAGCTATATCAAAGTTAAGTAGTGTCTTTGTAAATAGACAACCACTTAAAGGGTTTAACCCAACAGATGAAAAAAAATATTTGAACGGAATTTTAGATGTTACACCAGATCATGTTGACTGGCCAAAACATACAAAGTTATTCTGGGCAGAATTAACAATTCCAGTAGGATTTACAGGAGTTGAATTAGAAATAGGAAAGCATGAAAATGGAGATCCTATTAATATAATGGATTTTATTAAGTATAGTTTTGCTATTAAGCATCCTCAAGTAGGAATGACTGAAAACGAAATGAATAATAAAGGTGGTAGATTTTATATCTACGATACTAATAGAGACGAAATGAAACGTTTCAATGATATTCAAGTACGAAAAGATGCAGATAAAGAATATATCAAAGTATCTTCAGATTTGAAAAACATGAAAAGAATCTTACGTCTAATGAGCAAAAATGTTAATCCTGACACTTTGGGTCATGAACAAGTAGAAAACGCCTTATATGATCTAAAATCATCTGATCCTAAGAAATTTTTAAAGATAGCTCAGGACAAGAACTTAGAAATGAAAGCTGAAATAGATGAAATGATTTCTTCTGGGATTTTACGACGTATTGGAA